TAAATCAAAAGCACAAGATAAATTCTCTTATAAGGGGATTGGCCTCTCTCCACCGAATCTTTATTATGATTTAGCTGAAATGGCTAATATTAATCTCTATAAGAAATTATGGGGAAGCTATTCTAATTTTTTACAAGAATTAGAAATAGAGAACTTTTATACAAAATCTCTGCCCCGAAACTTCTGGGAAGAGTCTCATGATGAGATAGAAATCTTTGTAGACACCAGAGAGAAAGCTCCACTTAAATTTAAGAACGCTATAGACAACAAATTAGACTTTGGAGACTATACTGTTGGAGGAGAACTTTACTCTAAAACATTTGTAGATAGAAAAGCACAAGACGATTTCAGACACACATTCGGCAAAGACATCGACCGCTTCAGGAGAGAGATGGATAGATGTGTGCAGTTCGATTCTTATATGTTTGTTGTAGCAGAAACAAATATAGAAAAACTAGAAAACCATAACAAAAGATCTAAATTCAAATCTAACTTAAGTTATCTCTGGCATAACGTCAGGGCATTGATGGTAGAATACCCTACTAACTTACAAATAATATTTGCCCACAATAGAGCAGGTGCAAAGAAGATAATACCAAAAATACTTTTTTACGGTAAGGATTTATGGAATGTAGATTTACAATATTTTATAGACGAGAAAGTACATGGCTTGGAACAAAGGAGAACAAGGATATCGGCTTGACCATTCAGCCACAGAGCTGAACGAACAACTCAAAGCATTAGAGGGAGGCATCAAAGAAGAGGATGCTCGATATTACTTATACAAATTTTTAAGAAACAATATTTCATTCACCTCGGAAATGTTCTTGGGTGTTAGGCTATTCCCATTCCAAGCTATGGCTATTAAAGGAATGATGGTGTCTGACTATTCTATGTTCGTATTCTCACGAGGAATGTCCAAGACCTTCTCTACAGCAATATATGTGCTATTAGAGTGTCTACTCAATCCTCAAGCAAATATAGGTGTTATAGCGGGTAGTTTCAGACAGTCTAAGCAAATCTTTCAGAAGATGGAAGATATATTGAGTAAACCAGAAGCTAGTTTACTTAAAGAATGTGGATTTAAAATACAAAAAGGAACTGACCAGTGGACATTGACTCTTGGCAGTAGCAGAGCTATAGCACTGCCGCTGGCTAATGGGGAAAGGCTTCGTGGATTTCGATTTAATAGGATAGTGTTGGATGAGTTTTTAACTATACCAGAAAAGATTTTTAACGAAGTTATTATCCCTTTTCTGGGTGTGGTGGAAAACCCTATCGAGCGCGAGGAATTATACAACCTCGAATCCAAATTGATCGACAAAGGCGAGATGAAGGAAGAGGATCGGTATATTTGGCCTAATAACAAATTAATTATTCTTTCATCTCCATCCTTCAAATTCGAGTACATGTATAAACTTTATAAGAAGTATGAAGATTTAATAAATGGTTTGGGGATAAAAGAGGGCGATGAGGAAGACGATTTTAAAGATGATGCTTATAGACTCATAATGCAGTTGAGTTATGATTGCGCTCCATCAAGACTCTATGATCAGAACTTGCTTAAACAAGCAAAAGCTACAATGAGTGAAATGCAGTTCAAGAGGGAGTTTGGCGCACAATTTATAGATGAGAGTGATGGATATTTTAGATTATCAAAAATGGCTGCTTGTACAATACCAGACGGTGAAATGCCAGCAGTTGAGATTGTTGGAAATCCTAGTGATGAATATATTTTGTCCTTTGACCCTAACTGGGCGGGAAACACAAGTGCTGACCATTTTGCTATGCATGTGTTCAAGATAGATAGAGATTCCCAGAAAGTTTGCTTAGTTCATAGCTATGCTATAGCTGGAGTATCTCTGAAACAGCATATGCAGTATTTTCTGTATCTAATACAACATTTTAATATTGTTGGTATATGCGGGGACTATAACGGTGGTGTCCAGTTTATAAACTCATGCAACGAGAGCGCTATCTTCAAAAACGAAAATATAAAGATTGGGGTTATAGATGTTGATTTAGAAAAACCAGAAAATTGGCATTCAGACATAATGAGCTTCAAGCGTCAATACAATGTAAAGTCAAGAAACTATTGTATACTAAGAAAACCAACAGCAAACTGGAATAGGAATGCTAATGAGATGCTACAGGCAGCAATAGACCATAAAAGAATATTATTTGCTTCTAGAGCGGTAGACACACACTTTGATGAACAGAGAAAGAAAAATATACCCATAGACAAAATTAAATGGGATATGAAAATGTTGGGATCTTCAAAAGGAGCTTTAATGATTGATTTTATTGATCATCAGAAATCAATAGTTGAATTAACTAAATCTGAATGTGCAAACATAGAAGTTGTAGCTAACCCACAAGGCTCTCAGTCATTTAATCTACCACAAAACCTTAGAAGACAAAAAGGTCCAAATAGAGCTAGGAAAGACTCATATTCCGCTTTGGTATTAGGAAACTGGTTTGCCAAAGTATTTTTTGATTCTGAAAATGCTACAACGGAGAGACGAGTAGAAAGTACATTTGTGCCTTTTGCAATTTGAAAAGTTTCAAAGTAACTTTTATAACTTTAGTGTAAACTTTTATATGCCACGAAAATATACCAAAAGATCTGATTATTGGAACAAATTTAGAAAATCTGAGCAACCCATAGAAAGTCTACTTTCTTCAGAAGCTGAGAACTTTAATCCTGAACTCATAGGAGATAGCATCTATGAAAGCGTAGAAGCTTCTAGACTTTCAGAGCCTACAAAAAGAACTTCTAAGAGAAACAATAGAATTACTATTAACCCAGCTAAAAACAGGTTCCAGAACATTAAAGATGGTCTTTTGCCATTTGAGTACTCGAAAGACTCTGTAAGCGTTAAAGAGGCTATAGAGCTTTGCCAAAAAGCTTACTTCAACATAGCTACATTTAGAAGCACAATAGATCTTTTATCTGAATTTGCTGATTCAGACATTTATCTAGAAGGTGGCACACAAAAATCAAGAAACTTCATAGATGCATGGTTTAAAAGAATTAGAATGCACGATCTTAAATCTCAGTTCTTTAGAGAGTACTACAGGTCAGGTAATGTTTTCTTATATAGAGTAGATGGTATACTTCCACTAAAAAACAGTCAAAAGGTTTTAGAAGCTTATGGTGCTAGTTCAAGATCGAAGGTTCCTATTAAATACATGGTTATAAACCCAACTGATGTAGCAACAAAGGGTTCTGTTTCTTTTACTGATTATAGTTATTTTAAAGTTTTGACTCCTTTCGAGATAGCAAGGCTTAAAAACCCTCAGACAGAACACGAGCAAGAACTTTTTAACTCTTTACCAGAAGATGTGCAGACAAGAATTAAGGTTGGAACTTCTGCAACTAGTGAAAGAATTTATATAGAATTAGATACAGACTATTTACACCCTGTCTTTGCAAAGAAACAAGATTATGAGCCGATGGCTATTCCAGCAGGTTTCTCTGTACTTGATGATTTAAACAAGAAAATAGAATTAAAGAAAATAGATCAAGCTATTAGCCGCTCTATTGAAAATGTAGTTCTATTAGTAACCATGGGAGCTGAACCTGATAAGGGTGGTGTTAATCACAAAAACTTAGCTGCTATGCAACAGATATTTAGAAATCAGAGCGTTGGTAGAGTTCTTGTATCTGACTATACAACAAAAGCTGACTTTGTTATTCCTGATCTTAGGAAGGTTGTTGGCTCTGAGAAGTATGAGGTATTAAACAAAGATATTGAAGAAGGTCTTCAGAATATTCTAATTGGTGATACTAAATACTCAGATGGCAAAATTAAAATGAAAGTATTCTTCCAGAGATTAGAAGAATCTAGAAACTTATTTTTAAAAGAATTTATAAACCCCGAAATAAGAAGAATTTGTAAGAATGCAGGTTTGCGTTCTTGGCCAGAGGTAAAGTTTGTTAAGAATGACACATTAGATGATGACAACTTAACTAAGCTGGCTACAAGACTTATGGAGCTTGGAGTAATCACACCAGAGCAAGGAATGAAAGTTGTTGCAACTGGTACATTCCCAGATCCAGAAGAAATGGCCCCAGCCCAAGATAGATTTAAAGAAGAAAGAGAAAAAGGTCATTATATGCCTCTAGTTAATACTATTAACTTATATGATGATGACGGTGGTACTCCAAGTAAACCTGCTCCAGCAGATACACCACAAGCTGTAGCTCCTTCAGGTGGCAGACCAGTAGGAGTATCTAATTCTAAAGTTTTCTCAAAGAAAAATATTATTGCTGCTACTAAACAAGTTAATGAATTTGAGCTTAGAGCATTTAGAGAATTTGCCGCCAAGTTCGGTCTTAAGAGAATGTCTAAAGATAAGAAAGAATTAGTATCTCGCGCTTGTGAGTCTATTATAGTAGCAAAAGATCACACTCAATGGGATGAGTCTCTTGCAGAGGTTGTAGATAATTTAGATTCTCTAGCATCTCTTGGAGTTCATGATAAAGTCCTCCAGTTAGGCGCTGAACATCAGCTAGATGATTTATCTTCTGCAATTTTATATCACTCTACGCAAATTTGCGTGTAAAGGAGGTTATGCAATTGGATGATTTTAATATTTGCCAATTTGAAGGCAAAATAAGAGAAATAAAAGAAGAGGAATTTGAGGCGTTCGGTTTATCAGAAGGTTCTATAGCAGAGGCGGCTCAATCATTACTTCCAGAAGATTTTGATCCAGAACAAAATATAGATGTTCTGCCCGTTGTATTCAATTTGGCGAAAGTTAACGAGTTTAATAAAAATGGCGATGGAATTGATTCTAAGACAGCTTTAGCTGCGGTAAAAAGATTTATCAACAAGCCAATAAATATTGAACATAAAAAAGATAAAATAGTCGGCCATATGATTAATGCGTCCTTCTCTACACGAGAGTTTGACTTTAAAAATAACGACATTGAATCTTATGCCGACAAAACTGAGCCTTACTATATAAATGCAGCAGGTCTTATTTATAAACAAA